ACCGCTTTGCTGAGCAATAGCGAACTTAGTAGTGTCCATAACGTAGATCTTAGAAGCAGTAACCAAAGAGTGAGGGATAACTGGTACACCTACGATTCTTACGTTACCATTGTTGTCGATAACCATACCACCAGGAAGTGAATAGTCACTTGGCTTGGTTTTCAACAATGAAGCCCAACCAGCGTGAGTTGTCAACGCAAGGTTTGGAGTCCAGTTCAATGCACCAAGTTGTGCAACGTAGTCGATGAACTTCTCAGCGGTGTTAGCACCAGAAGAAGAACCAGCAGTTGCAGAAGATGCAATAGCGTTAAGATAATAAGTATCTTCAGCCTTTTGGAAATCTTCAATCAATGACTGCTGCAAGTAAGCCTGTAAGAATGGCAAATCATCAATCATCTGACGAGATACCTTAGCGTAACCAGCGATGAAAGACAACGCAGTGTTTACAACTGTTACATCGTAATCAACTTGTGGCTTTGCAGAACCTTCAGTTTGCTTACCGAAAGAACCTTCACCTACTGGAGTGTTACCTCTTGGGAAAGATACAGAACCAGTTGATACTGGGATGATGTTGAACACACTTCTAAGGTGTGGGTTAACGAAAGAACGCAATGCTGGGTTGTCTACATAAGATGTGTAAACAGAACCAGTCAAGTTGTTGCCGATGGTCATTACACCAACTGCTTTCAAATCGATTTCAGCAGAGAAACCTTTACCATTGCTTCGTGCAGCAGATTTGATTTCGTTCCAGCCTTTCTCGATTGCAGAACCAATCTCAGCCTTGATGTTGTTTACGTGTTCAGCATAAGAAGTAGCAACTTTTTGCTCAGCCTTTGCGCTCAACTTACCGAAAGCAGCCTTAGCTTCTTTTACTTCGTTAATAGCTTCAGCAAGAGTCTTGTTAGACTTCTCCATTTGCTCATTGATTTGCTCTACTTTAGAGTCAAATGCCTTTGCAGCCTTCTCGGTTACGTTTGCAACCTCAGCCTTTTGTTCTGCCAATTTTGATTCGAGGGCAGATTCGAATGCTTTTAAATCGCTCATTTTTGTTAGATTTTATTGATTATAGATATAAATGAACCCACTGGCAATTCAGCTTCTTTTTGCTGCGGCTCTGTCGCAATGACTGGAGCAGTGCTACTCATCATCTCTATTGCTTGTGCGAGTTGTTTTACTTTTATTAAACACAAATCGATTGTCTCATCAGTGACATCACTATCACGAATAAATTTCTCGAATGCTTTGATTTGATCCTTAACTTGTTCTACGTTACCCATATTTTTTAATCCCAATAATGGTGTGTTCTCATTTGCACCCCAAGCAGTTAAACTTGAGCCTTCAAACAACATCACCTCGTGTATCTCATTTGCCTCACCACTCTTTTGCTCTCTAAGTGTTCTAAAGCCAATAGAATGCTCACTAATGAGTCCACTCTCTACCATCTTGATGAAGTCCTTACCAAGTTGGTGTGTGCCAACCTTAGACTCGTAATATAGTCCATAGCTATCTTCCTTTAGACTTAACAACTTACCCAAAGGTTTAGATGGGTCGTGGTTTAGTAAGTGCTTAATCCTTTGCTTACCATCTACTCCCCAATCTTGGATAGAACGCTTAAATGCACCTGGCATCATAATATCGCCATCGCTATCCATCATACCAAATGCAGAGAAGTAACCACTTACTACCCCACTTTTCGCATCAACATCTTTGACCTCAAGACCAAAAGACTTGTAATTGTAAATCATATTCTTTTTATTATCTATTTGTTCTAATTTGCTTATTGCCCAATTAATCCCAGCATCACCACCCCAAGCATCCCACATTATCCCGCCACATCCTTCATCATAAGGTACATCTTTGTGTTGTTGGTGTCTTTTAAATGACGCCATCCTTGCGATAGTATCTCTTGACAATCTCTCACGGTTTGCAAGTTGCCTTGCTCTTGTCCATCCCACATCAGTCCCACAACTGCTGCCATTCTCCTCTTTATATTTTAATGCCCTCTTAGCATTATTAGTCGCTGCCTCAGGATAGTCGTTGTAAGTATCCGCCTTTTCCTCTTTTCCATTCTCTCCCTCCTCTGCCAAATAAGCCCTATAAGCCGCGTTGGCATTTTCCCTTGTAGTATAGATACATTCACCATTTTCACCTATTTTGTACTTACCATTACTTTCACAATAATATACTGGCATATCATTTCATTATTAGTTGTCCGTTTGCATCTCGCCTCGGAATAAATCCTACTGCACATCTGCAATTAATTGTAAATCCTTTTGGAGCAGTTGGGTCACCTGGTGCTTCTACTACAATAGGTCTACCAACTTTATCAGTACTTGTAAAATACTGATTATACTCCACAGTTTGCCCATCCATATCCCAATGATCATACAAATCTTTTGGGATCCTTCTAGTTCTTGCATCTCTTCTCGCCACCCAAATTTTATCTACAAAGAATGGGTGTCTCTCTGCCCCAATTAGTGAACTATAATTTGATGCTCTCATCACCTCTGTTCTTGCAATCATAGTTGCCCTATATCTCATAAAAGCAAATTGACCTTCACTAAGTATTAATGCTACTATATCATCAATACTTAACCCATCTGCAATTGCTTTTGTAACAAGAGCAATCAGTCTGTCTTTTGTTGTCTTAGTCATGATAGCAGCAAGATAAAACCCCCATTCAATTAAATATGACGTTATGTTCTCTAAGAAGTCATCATTTAATCCAAATGGATTTGCAGCCTTTTTACTATCAACACTAATTGCTCTATATGTAGCGTTACCAAATATTACTGCAACCTCTCTATACATCTTGCGCATCACGGGCATAATTTTATCATCCCATAATACCGCACCAAGCCCACTCATTGCTGCCTCTGGTCCATTACGCTTTACATCTCTAGCAAATTGCTCTAGTTCACTTTTAAGTATATCATAAAACAAAGAACTATATTTCTTGTCAAGAGTCCTTCGCAGCCTCTCCACCTTTAGCCAATATGTCCCTCGCTGCGTTGCGTTCATTGATAAGTTTTATTTTATACGACATCCTCACTTGCATCCTCATTGTTCGTTCCGTTAGGCACGTCATTTCCGTAGGGATCTTCGGAAATCTCTTCATCACGATCGCCCATATCTCTTTGTCTGTTGTCGTTGCTATTATCATCTGCTATGCTTAGGTCCATCATTACTTGAGTGATTGGCACAAGCCCCTGATTGATATAACTCATATCCCACGCACCCTCTTTCTTAGAATAGTTCATCGCTACTCTCTTCTCATCCATTGTTAACCAGTTCGCATCACGAAGAGAACGTACCATCCTCTCCATATCTTGCTGCATCTCTGGTAATGCAGTAATATCAAAGTCAATGAACACATCCTCACCAAATCTTGGCACGAGCCATTTGTTCAACTCATCTCTTAATGAGCAGCACATTGGCATAATGGTGTTGGTGATTAGGTCACGCATTGCATTTTGGTAGTTGTTGTATGATGACGTATCAACATCAAACAATACCGCTGGCATACCAAACACCCTACACCACTGATGAAGGCTCATTTGCATTGTCTTTACCAGCTCCATATCCACCGATGATAGACCAAAGTTTAAATAGTCCCACGGTGTTTGCAGCACTGCAACCTTACCTTTATTGTCCACAGTGTTGATATCCTCATTCACTGCTCTTTTAATTATATTTGCTTGTTCTATTGTGAAGTTTGGTACTACCGTTCCTAATGGCTTTGGAGTGATTGCCCCCTTTGCTCCACCATTAGCCGCCATCATCGCACTCGCATCAGCAGCATTGTTGCTCATACGAAGTGTTTTGTATGCAGCACGTAATGGCGACAACCCACGTAAGTGAGTTCTCGTGGTTGCATCAAAATCTGGGTTCCAAGTTTTCCAAGCACATACTTGGTCCTTTGGAATGTCTATTCCTCTGTCAACCATAAGTCTATATCCAACGAGTCCATAGAGGTCGTTAGGGTCGGGGTAGATGTCCAAGAAATGGGTTGGAAGCACGTTAAGCTCAACGAACTTTCCGCCCATCTTTCCATCATTGCCGTAAATATTACCTTCTCCTGATAAAAATCTATAACCAAATAAGTTCTCGAGGAATTGGTCTTGTGCTTGGTATTCATTCGGTCTTTCTAATAATCTAGCTAATGCAGAGTTCATCACAATGTTCTCACTATATGCGTTCTTTCTCTCTATCACCGCTCTCTCAAACGCACCTTGATTGCCCAAGCCTTTTGTTAGTTGCTTGTAGCGCATTAGTGATGTCCTACCCTTCTCTGTATTATTTGTTTTGTATACGTACCACGGAATAGATGCCGCCTTACGTGCAAGGAACGACACGATGCTATACACATCTGCATTTCCTAAATATCCTTCATAAACATACTTACCATTCTCATACTCTTGTAACAACGCTCCGTTGATGCCCCTAATATTTGTTGTTACATTCTGATTCGGGTCTAAACCCTTTTTCTTGAATATGTCTAATAAACCCATCTATATTTATATTGCACCCCAAGTAACACTTGGGATAGTTAATTTACTAAATATGCCGTATCTAAGTGCATCAAGAATATGGTCATTAAACTTCACGGGAGCATCAAGTTTGTTTCCATTGCGGTCCGTTTTCCAACGATAGTTTTTTATTTCCTTTAACAAATTTACACTATCTTGGTGAATAAACAATGGTGTCGCTTTTACAGTCTTTATTCCCTCCGTCACATCTTTGTTAGCTGGTTTGGCATTGAACCCTCCCCTCACTATACTCTCTATCGTTTTTGGCTCGGCAGCATCACAATACAAATCATCCCACTTTTCTATGCCTAATGCCTTTAGTCTGTCTATCACATCATCAGTTGTCATCTTCGGCTCATATATCAACTCCTGACAATATGCAGCATCTTCGTGGAACACAACTTTAACCAAAGCAGTAGGCACATTAAACCCAAAGTCCAACCCGTACACCACTTCGCCATCCTCAGGCATCTGCTCCGTTGTTTTCCAATGTGAGTATATCAAGTCTTGTGACAATCCCCTCTCACCTAATCCGTAAATTGTCCAATAGTTAGGGTCAGCATCCTTTAACCTTTCCAACTCCAAGACTAACTCATTTGGAAGAAATGGGTTATCACGGAAAGTAGTAATGTGAAAGTCTGCATCATCTCTTGGAATAACACTATCGTAAATCCAAGATGATAAGTCAGAAGGGTTATAGTCAATCACTATCTTACCCTCTGTACGCATAATCAACTGCATCCAAGCCTCATACGTCAATTCGTTAGCCTCATTGCAAAACAAATACGTTCTTGCACGACCACGAATTTTTTGAGGTTGATCTGCCGATACAAACTCCACAATATTGCCATTCAAAGAATAAATCTGGTCCGTCTTGTTGTGATTGTCCTCACTATAAATACCAAGACGAGAAAGTATATCTATAAAATCCCTTAACACCGTACCCTTAATGCTCGGAAGCGATTGTCGGACTATTGTTAAGGTCTTACCATTTTCTTGTAACAACTTTACAATAAACCAAATTAGAATATTGTAAGTCTTTCCAGAACGAGAACCTCCTTGCATTACAGTGATTCTCTTCTTTGATTCTGAAAGTATTTCGTAGACCTTGTTAGTTTGGAGTTTTGCGTTCATTTCAAAGAAAAATTAAAATTTAGTATTGGTTTATCAGTTTGAAAAGTATGGTATAAATAGGGGTCATCGTATATACACTAATAATATCACAAAAGTCATACACTCATTTGGCTACTATCAAACTCTCCGCTTTACCCGGCCCCGGCTCAATCCGATTTTCTTATGTACCTCCTCATTGTATCCAGCCCCTATCGGTCAACCTTTGCCACTTTTCGCATATAATATACATTATGTTAAGTAGACTCATAAGTGGTTGATTTTCAACCCCTCCCCTACCCTATTAATTAACCAATACTTCCTCATTAACTAGTTGCGGCCTGACTACTTCAACACTGACCTGATTCAATTGGCCTTCAATTTTGTTTTCTATCTTTTGAGTAGGTAGACCAATAAAGTAGCTACAGAAGATCTGAATGGCTTTCATATCGCCTTGTGCTATCTTTTCGTTCAATACACGGAAAGCAGTGTCAGCCATTGGATAAAGGCGTTCAATCAATTCGTGCTCCTCCATCTTACGCTTCCTTCCCGCTCCTGGTCTTGCTCCTCCGTTCTTCTTCTTTATTGGTTCATCTTGCTTTACTTCCATAAACTGAAATAATCTGAATAAACAGTTAATGTTTAAACATCTGTTTTAGTATCTTCTTTGTATTCAATCAATTCCATATTATGCGTCAAGCCATTACTTGCAGGCTTTTCCCTTTCATATATTCTAAATTTCACCCACCCGTTAACCTTGCTACATTCGTCCAGGTATTGCTTAAAATCTTCCGCGAATATGTTTAGCACAATTTCACCTTTCCTTTGCTTAGATATATAGAAACCTTTCTTTGTCATTAATTAACCTAAAATTAGGAATAAACCAAATTAAATTGATAATATATTTATCAATACTATGTTGATAACTAACTATTTAGATAGTATTTAAATAAATATATAAAAAAAGATATAAAAATATTTTGATTGTATAGTATTACTATCTATATTTGTCTAAACAATTAAAACAAAACACAATGAAAAAAGCTACACTCATTACAATTATTTTTTATTCAGTTATCGTATTGCTTAACCTTTACAATTGGTCATTAATTTAATCACATTTAAAAACTAAACAAAATGGAAAACTTAACAATTAACGGAATTAGATATTATAGACCTGGTTATTGCGAAGCACAAGGAATTTCAAAAGTCTTTGCTGCTTATGCTGAACACTGTTCAGGCGAAGATATAATGTACGGAGGGATAGGCTTCAACCCTAATTCAGGTTATGTTTACATAGCACTCGAAAACGGCGTTACAATTTGCTCAATGTTAGGTAATGACGTTGAATATATTGTAACAAACTTTGACAATGGCGAAGAATACTTTTTCGACACATACCACGAAGCATCAACCTTTGAAGTAGACTTAGCAAATTAATAAACTATGAGAATTAAAAAAGAAACTATAAAAGCTATCCTTTTTTGGGTAGCTTTTATTTGCGCCCTAAAATTGGTTAACATTATCGAACAATTATAACACACACAAAAACTACACAAAATGAAAAAGCTACACACACTTTGCGCAAACGACACACTTCGTCCAGTTATGCAGTATTTAGAAATTTCTAATGGTTATGTTTACGGAACAGATGCACACATTTTGGCTAAAATTCCACAAAATGAAGTGTTCGGCGTTAACCTATTTCCTACCGATAAGAAATTTTATATCGAGGGAAAGCAATGGAAAGCACAAAAGTTGTTTAATGCTTATGTTTTCAAGCCTATTGAAAACTTTGAGGTTAGTGGTATGTTGATGGCGTTTGATAAGTACGGGAAAACATTAGGTATATGCCAATTCTTTACGCAAAGTGAATTTGAGGCTAAAATTGGGCGTTATCCTGATTGTGAACGTGTTTTGTATGCTTCAGACGTTATGCCAGAAAACATTACACAAATTGGCTTTAACCCTGATTTATACCAAAGGTTAGCGGAAGCCCTCGAGGATAAGGTAAGGACGTTTAAATTGTCTTTTTTTGGGCAAAATAGGGCTATTTTGGTCCAGCATACCTCACCTGATAATTTTACCAAAGGTATTGGCATTATGATGCCGATAAAGATAGGTTAACTGATGATGGCTTGATATTAGCCGAAATAAAGCCCAATAATTAAGTTTATTGGGTTTTATCTTAACCATAAACTCAAACTAATGAACATTACAAAGACTAACGGCGGCTATCTTATTTCCGATATCATTGGCGGTTATAGGGTAAGTAAATTTTACATTGGCTATCCTAAGCGTGAAGCCGTTAAATTATTCAGGGTTGAATATGGCAATATCTAAAATAAAGCCAATTATAGCCATTTTAAGCCACTAAATTACCAAAATGATACCTGACTATTCACCACATAATAAAAGCCCGTAAAACGGCTTTAAATAGCCTTAAAATTAATTGATATATTTTAGCAATATGTTGCAAAGGTATTGCATACCTATTTGTACCTACTTAGGTATACTTAGGTACTGCCAAAAACCTGTGTGAAGGAACTGAACACAGCCAAAAACCCCAACAAAAACCCCCACCAAAAACTTTTCGTATGAACACAGAATTATTACGCCAAAAACTTGCTGAACTAATTATTGAATTGACTGATGCCGATCTTGGTGAAGTGTCAAACATTTACGAAGCAATAGATACAATTATTGCAGAGGTTAGCGAATAGAAACACCAAAAACCTCCAGAGCAGATTTTACTTTGGTAAACTCTACCCCGTAAGGTATTGTTACACTAAAAGTGAAATCTTGTTTCCAATTCTTTGTAATGTAATTCGAGCATTCGTTCACCATCTCGACAAAAACCCCATAATCGGTGTCGATCATATCATTGGATACCCTGACCGAGTTCATCACCGTTGCGTGGTCCCTGCCCGACAAAAACTCCCCAATAGCCAAAAGTGAAGCATTGGTATGCAAACGAGCCATATAACAAAATAAATGCCTAGCCATTGCGATCTCTTTCATTCTGCTCTTTCCAATAACCTGATAAGATGGTACACCAGTTACCTCATTTACTGCTTCCATTACATTACTTAAATTCACCATATATATACTTTTTAAAATAATTTACATTGTTGATAACTATCAATATAAAGATAACAAAAATCTATTACTAAATATAACACACTTTGAGTGAAAACAAGATAATTGAAATTATCTTGGTACACGATTACACGATTTTCACGATTTTCCTTACTCCACCCACTCCTATATTTTTTTGCCAAAAAAAAGGTGGGCATAGAAAAAACATAGAAAAATCGTGTACATCGTGTACCTGCACTGATAATCAACGATTTAATCGTGTACTAATCGTGTACCAATCGTGTACCCAAGACCAAAATCGTGTACCAAAATCTACTTTTTGTATCATAATACTTGTTCTACCAAATCAGTCTCTACAAACTTCACACATTTTTTGTTATTATGAGCCTTGGATCGCGTACTTTG